GCATTATAAGACGCCCGGCCTTTAGCATTCAAGCCGCCCTTGGGGTTTTGACCGGCTTTTCGCTGCCAAGCGGACGTTTTCATTTTTTCCTCGGCTTCGCGGTCTTAGCGGAGTCTTTAAACGCCTGCGCGGTTGGCGCGCCTTTTGTGCCGGGCTTTCTCATCTTTTCCCCCGACCCAGCAGCGATGCGCTTGCGCTTGGCGTTTATGTTGGCGTACAGGCCGGGCTTCATTTCTTGGCCTTTTTCTTAGCCATGCCTGCCATGCTCAAGCCGATCGCAACCGCCTGTTTCTGCGGGTAGCCTTCTTTGCGCAGCTTGCTGATCTTGGCCGAAGCAGCTGCCTGCTTGCCCTTTTTCGTATATGGGTACTTCTTTCCGTCAACCATTGGCATGATGTCACCCCTTAAAAAATAGACGATCTGCTACAAAGGTCATGACGCCGCCGATCGCAGAAGCTACCGACATGCCAACCCAAAACCCACCCTTGGACTTGTTGGCCATCTCTAGCAACTGTTTGACGTCATCGCGAAGTCCGTGAACTTCTTTCTGCAACGCTTCGACTTGCGCCTCTAGCTTGCCGAACTCTCTTGGGTCAATTTCCGACATGTTCTTTCCTTGGGCGGCCAGGACGGCGCGCGTACTCTGGCGGCGTCATAGCGAGCTGTCTGGTTTCATCCTCCACGGGAGCGTCTTCATCAACACGGACGTATCCAGCGTGGCCCTTCATGCTGTCTATATCGTGCTGGAGCGTAAACGTAACAGTTTGCCCGCTTGTTAAGCAGCGGAATGTCGCGGCCATGTTGCCTCCAGAAGTGAGATCGGGGGCCGAGGCCCCCGGGTATTACGCGATGGAACGAACGACGACCAGACGCAGTGTTGCCGACGCCAAGTCGACAGTGCCGCCGGTTTCGTTTTGGAAACGGATGCTAACGGTGTCGGCTGCGCTGACATACGCAGTCACGATCAAGCCCGCCACGTCAACAGCCAGCGAAGCGCTTAACACCATGTCGCCCAAGGCTACGCCTGGAACAGCAACGGTGTCGGTGTCGCCAGCGCCGTCAGACAAGCTGTCAGCGTTTAGCGTGGCGCGAACCAGCCAAGTGTTGGAATACAGACCGCGAAACTGGTCAGTGCCAGCGCGGACAACTACAGAACTAGCGTTTGCCATGATGTTCTCCTAATTAGGTTAGCCCCCCGGCTTTCACCGGGGGAGTTCAATTAGGCTGGAACAGCCAGAGCGAATGCCGAGGACGACAGTGCTGCGCCGGTGGTGGCCGCAGTACGGATTGCCTTAACGCCGTACAGAGTGTCAGCAGTGAACAGGGTACCGAGGTATTCCTGCTTGTACTGAGTCTGCGAACGAACTGCCATCTGCTCAACCAGCACCATCGAATCGCGGTGACCCATCAGGCAGATACGGTCGGCGCCGCCGCTACCAGCACCGAAGTCGGCGTTGGAAGTGACGAACACAGGGATGCCGTACAGGTTACCGATCTCACCGTTGCGGATGGCGCTGCCGTCACCCACAAAAGCCTGTTCGGTGTAGCGTGCCAGACCCATCAGGGTGTTACGCGACGATGGAGGGATGATAAAGAAACGACCATCCATTGGGGTGTCGTTGTCATCCAGACGCTGGATCGTGCGACGGATAGCAGCATCGGTCAGTGCAGCAGCGTTCGATGTCGAGCTGTTGTACGCGGTGGTGCCGTCCGAGCCGATGTAGGCTTTGGTCGTCGATGTCGAAGTTGCATAGTCGTCGGTGCCAACGGTTGCGCCGTTGAATGCACGGCCGAGCTGCACCAGATCAGTATCAACACGGCGAGCCAGCGCATAACCAGCGTCGGCAGTGTAGAACTGACGCAGCGAGTTCAGTGCTTGCGCCTCGACGATGTCCTCGATCAAGCGGCTGTATTCATAGTGCTTGTTGATCGATACCTGGACTTCGGATTCAGTTGCAGCGATCAGCGTCACTGCGTCGGTCGATACTTTGGCCGATGCGGAACCACGGGTCGGCGCTGGGATGTGGACGGTGTCACCCTTCTTGCCCTTGAAGTTCATCTTCATGACCAGGTTGGCCAGAACGAGGTTCTTCTTGTAGGCAGCAATAATCTCATCACTCCAAATCTCTGGAATGAATGTTGCTGCTGTTGTTGGGGTAACGCTATTTGCTGGGGAAAAAGCTGTATTAGCCATGTTTAACTCCTTGAGGTCAAAAGTTTATTTGACCCTTCCCTCCGCGTAGGCCGCCATAATTTCTTCAGACAGCGCATCGTATCGGGCTGGGTCCGTCATTTTCAGCCGAATAAGGTCAGCACGTCGGTAAACTCGCTTCGAACTCTCCCCGGTTCCACCACTGTCGACTTGCACGGCCTTCATGGTCTGCTGGCGCGCAGCAGTTGCCTGCTGTTTGGCCTGCTCACCACGAATGTTGCGCAATTCTTTGTAGGTAGAAAACAATTCGTTCGCCGAATCGAAGTCAGCTTGGCTGTCTGCTTTGGCGTACAACCCAATGCGCACTGGAGACGACTTAACCCAGTTTGCAAAGTCCTCACTTTGGAGCAATTGCTCAAAATCAGGATGCGTTTGCGCCAGCTTTTGCCTTGCCTGTAGCGTCTTGAACTGTGCGGATGCCTCGCGGGCGGCCAGCACGTCAGGATGCGCTTCGATCGTCTTCTGAATCGCCTTCTTCGGGTCGTCGAAGAAATCTACTTCCGGCTCTTCTTTTTCAACAGTTGTTTGCCGCGCGCCGAGATTCTGCTTGATTAGCTCGTCTGCCAGTTTCCGCACTTCCCCGACTTCTTGCGCCTGTCTTCCGATGACCTTTTCGGCCTCTTGATGCATCTTGATGATGTCCTCAAGCGACTTATTTCGGTACCGATCCGGTAATTCCGGCTTAGACTCGGCTACTGCTTCGGGTAGTTTCGCTTCCTCTGCCTCCAACTCGCTAGGCATCTCAGGTTCTTTGTCAATCAACATGTTTGGTTTCCTTTTCCTGCCATCTTTTGGTTCCCAGGATTAAACGGGGCCACGTGGGTTTATCCGTTTGCTTTGCGTTCCGATTCTAACTTTTCGCGGTGTTTTCGGTCAAACTGGTGATACGCAGTTGGAAAATGACCTGACCACCCCTCGAGCTTGAAATTCGGACTCGAAATCGTGCGGCGGGCTGACTTGCCACACATACAACAAACGATTTGCTGCTCATAATCAGCAAGTCGTTCGATCTTTACTCCGCTTTCGCAGAGAAACTCATACATTCGGCGCATTCAAATCCTCATAGGCTCGTTCGCTGACCGACTTTAGGTTTTTCAGCCAAGTGAGAATGGACAATTCGCCCTTCTTAAATTGTAAATCTTTTTCGCCTTCTATCACAGAAATGTTCTGCAAGGAAGCTATTATATTATCGATATCTTCTTGCAAATCTAACCACCCCTGCGTTGCCATCATGGCAAATCGCTCTTCATAGTATTTTTGTAATTTTGGGTCCATTAGGGTTCCTCTGGCCAAGTCACTTCCCAAGGAAAGCCTTCTTGGTTTGGCATGTCTCTTAGCGCCTGGCGGTAGGCCGCCCAAGCCGCCTGATCCACCGGAGCATCAGCTACTTGCGTCCAATCGGAAGCAGTCAGCTTACGGTTTCTTTCGTCCCGTACAGATTTTGCCTGATTTGCATCAATAGAGGCAATGGCTTCAGCGTCCATATCCGCAACGGAGAACTTGGTAAACCATTGTCCATTGATTTCCTCAACACCATCGCGATAAGCAGTCTGGTATCTCGTTGGCTGTGCTTGTGCGCCATTTAATACAGGGTCAGCGTCAAAGCCATTGAGTAGCTCAACCGTTAGCTGTTGAGGAAAACTGGTGTTCGGATGAGCAGCGCGAAACTCGCTCTCTGTCATCACTTGCCCTGTTCTAAGTCTGATTTCCATGATTGTCCTCAAGCAATAGCTAGATAGATGAAGGTTCCGCCGCTGCCGTTAATTTGCACTGGCGCTGTGCTGCTAATCTGAAAGCCAGAGTTCACAGGGTCAATATAGTCTGTGTTGGTCACTTCAGCCGCAGTCGAGTTCAGAAGCAGGTAAGGGTCGTTACCGCTAATAATCCCTCTAGCAGTATCCCAAACATACCAATCGCCCGTTGAACTTGTACGCTTAATCATCACAAACCTAGCGCCAGCAGTAAAGCCACAGTCAATCGTTAACGTCGTTCCTGTACCTGTGTAGCTGCCTACTTTGGATACGCCTGCAACAGTCGCGAATAGGTAAGTAACGTAGGTGTCGCCGGAGTTGTTTACTCTTGACCCAGTGCCGACGCTAAACACAGTTGACGTTGGTGCTGTCGTTGTCCAGAACGCAGCGTTTGTATCTTCAGCGGCTGTACTGTTTAAGTACAAATATTTATTTGTTCCACTAAACAACGTATGCCATACGACCCAATCTGAGTTAGTGGCTGAGTTTCGTTTCTTGCGAATCATTAACTCAGGCACTACACCTAGCCCGTGATTTATCGTATGACCTGACGCTGTACCTGTATCGCAAACAACATCAAAGAAGCCGGTGGCGCGACGAAAGTAGTAGATCACATCACTTGTTGTTGCATAGTTAGTGTACCCAAATGAGTCATACCAATACGCACCATCTTGCCAGCCTGAAAGTTTGTCCCCTTGGCTACCAGCAGTAAATGTTTGTGTAGACTCTGCGGCTGTGCTAGTGGTCTGAAGCCATTGCTCAGTTAGCCTTGCCTGCAATGTGTGTGGGTCACCAGAAGATCGACTCGCCCACAAGAAAGCATCCGGCGGGAAACCAGCGCCAGACAAATAACGAGGAGTATTGGTTGCGGTGTATGTCAGTGCGTTATACACACTCGTCCCACTCGTCGGCGTTTTCATCGGGCGACGGATGGCTATGTAGATGTAGGTTGAGCCAGATGCGTTCCAGCTTGCGCCTGTTGTTTTTAACTGAAATCCAGTCGCATTTACATCTACATAATTTGCTGGTCCAGTCTCTGCGTCGCTTGCGTTTGCTTGCAAATAGTTGGAATTTCCGCCAGTTGGCAAACCTCGCATCGTGTCGTGAAGAATCCAACCAGCAGTACCGCCAACAGCCCTTTTAATTAATATCCACTGGGGCTCGTACCCAAGCGTAATTGTCGGTCCTGTCGCAGAACCATTGCCCGTATAGCTTCCACAAGTAATGACATTGTCCGTACCAGCCGCACCAAAACCTCCTGCGTCGTGAGCGAATAGGTAAGCGACGTAAGTGCCGCCAGAAGCGTTAACAACGGTTGCTGTTCCTACAGAAAACTCGGTGCTGGTTGGGGCTGTACTGTTCCATATTGATGTAGCAGTCGAAGCAGCATTTGTAAGATTCAAATAGATGTTTTGTGAGGCAGAAGTAAGCCCTCGGTGATACACAGCCCAATCGCCTGTAGAGTCAGTTCGTTTAACAATAACGCAGCCAGGAGTTGAACCTAAGTTGTGAGCTATCGTTCTAGCCGTACCATTCCCCGTGTACGTCACCACATCAAAGAACTTTGCT